AATTTGCTAAGAGATATTACTCTGGTGCTGCTCCATCAAGAACAGGTTTAGATGTTGATATGGAATTTGAGATAAACCTAAACGAAAACAACTCTATGTATGTTTTTAAAACTCTTCGCCAGTGGTCGGATTTAATTTATAATCCTTTAACTGGAGCTATGGGGCTTAAAAAAGATTACACTGGAAATATTCTAGTTAATGTATTCAATAAGCAAGGAGATATTTTTAGAAAAATAAATCTTAGAGATTGCTTCCCTATGACTGCTATTAACGAAATGGGATTGAACTACACTCAAACATCCATATATAAATTGACTCTGCAATGGGCAGTTGATTATTTCGAAGACGTGTTTATATAAAAAATAAAAAATGGCAGGATTACCACATTTTACATCGGCAAAAGCAGCAGTACAATTGTACGAACCAGTATATCTTAATCAGTTTGAGGTTATTATACAGCCGCCTGCTGGGGTTGCTCTAGAACAAGGAAACGGAGGACGTAGTCTCCTAGTAGAAAACGTTCTATCAGTTACTGGTTTAACAGTAGACAAAAACCCAGCACCAGCAGAGCAAAGATATAAATTTACTAAAAGAAGATATGCGGGTGGTGTAGTAGATGATACTGGTATTAAGGTAAGAATTGAATTTGAAACAAACCTTAACGACAATAACAGCAACTACGTTTTTAAAACCCTACGTCAGTGGTCGGATTTAGTTTATAATCCATTAACAGGTGCTATGGGAATAAAATCCAATTATGCTGGAGGAACTTACATACTTATCTCTATATTTAATAAGCAAGGAGACGTGTTTAGAAGGATTAAATTATTAAACTGCTTTCCTGTTGACCAGATCAAATCTTTAGATCTTGATTACACTAACGGTACAACACCTTATAAAATAGCTTTATCTTTCAGAGCGGATTATTTCGAAGACGTTTTCAATTAATTTTATTTAGCTTAATATATAAATGGAGGCTCAACAAAGTCTCCATTTTTTGTTTTTTGTTAAAACTTAGAATGTTAAATTAAAATAATATGGACGACGATTGTGAATCAGAAAAGAAGAACAAGAATAGCTTCAGTCTGTTTAGTTTTTTTGAAATGGACAAATTCCTATTGGCATACAGTAGCAATTTTCTACTTCCTTTCGGCTCTTTTCTTTGGATTTTATTTCTTTTTGTCATCAAATAGGAAACTAAAAAGAAAAGAAGAAGTAAAAGAGATATAAGAAATAGTATGGAACAGAATATGGACGACGAATTGCTTAACCAGCTTAAAAGAAAAGAAGTGGAATCTAAATTTCAGTATGACCAAGATCCTGATGTTGGATCGTACTCAATACCTGAGTGGATAGATAAAGAAGCAAATGCCCAACAAAATCCTCAACCGGTTCAAAATCAAACAAATAACTTAGGTAAAGTAAATGTTACTAGGACACCTATAGGATTAGAGAATGACTGGAAGAATATACCATCTGAAAATCTTCCTTCTAAAGGATTTGGATACCCAGAAGGCTTTGAAGTTGCTATAAAAGCATCAGGGGTTAGAGAAATTAGACAGTTCTCTACCGTTGACGATGACGATAGAATAGATCTAGACGATAAATTAAATACGATCTTATCTAAATGTATGAAGATAAGATGGAATGGCGGATTTTTAGAACCATATGATCTTTGGTACGAAGACAGATTTTATATTATAATGTCAATTAGAGATATGACATTCTTAAGGGGAGAAAATAAAATATTACTTCCAGTAACTAAGAACTGTACAAAACCTGATTGTAATGTTCCTGATATGTTAGAACTAAGATCTAATCTATTAGATAGTTTCGTAGTAGACCCAGAAATTCTTAAAAGATATAATAGGGAAACTTACTCATTTAAATTTGTACCGAAAGACGGAAGTCCTGAAATGGACCTTTATATCCCTACTGTCGGTGTTACTACACTATGTAGAAAAATATTAGCAGACAAAAGAAGAAAAGGTAAATCTTTCGATGAAAGTTTTGCTAAAGTGGCTTCTTTTATAATACCAGATTGGAGAGGATTAGACGAATCTGTTTATGATCAATATGAAAGAGCTTCTAATGAATGGTCACCCCTACAATTTTCCATAGCAGATCAGATCACCGAGAAGATAAATTTTGCTACCAAATCAAGAATCTATAGTAAATGTGAAAGCTGTGAGGGGGGGGTCACAGCAGATATATCATTTCCCGGAGGGTACAGATCTCTTTTCGTTATTTCAGATATCTTTAGCCAATTACTTTGATATTAAGTTTAGACTATGGGAAGAATTTAAGTTGTCTATAGATCACTTAGAAAATCTTCCCTTCTATGAATACCAATTATTTATAGATAAGCTTTTTGAAAAGATAGAAAGAGAAAATAAAAAAGTAGAACAAGGCGAAATGGTAGAAGCATTCGCATTTTCAAAGCCAAAAAGATAACCTTTTTGGCTTTTTAGGTATATAAATAAAAATTATTTTGGCAGAAGAAAAAGATAATAAAGAGGGAACAGGATCCGAATTTCCGGTATTTAAATCATCCGAAGGTGCTTTTGATAGAGCTAAATACAAGGAACAGGAAAAAGCAATGATCGAAAGTGACGGGGTAACTGCGAGGGCTACAGGAAAAGAAATAGACGAGGATTTAGTAAAGAAAAAAAAATCAGCGGATCAAGTTATAAAAGAAGCTAATAAATTTTACGACGATTCATTTGAAAAAAACGTAAAAGGATTAGATCCTGCTTATGATCCAAGCCTTATCTATTATTCGGAAGCTTATTCAGACGGAGGATCAAATAAAGACAAAATAAGAAGGAAATTAGAAAAGGGGGAAAGTATAGACGGCAAGGAGATTTTTGAAATGTCTAAGGAAGCTGCTGAGAATAAGATAGGTAATGCACTAGTACTTAGAGACGGTAGGGTTACCGATATAGTAGACAATTTAGGTATTAGTGACGTAAAGAATTTTGACTTATATGAAGATGTTAAAAGCGATTTTAATAGTAAGATAAAGGACGAAAAAAATAAATTCGAGCCACTTCTTGATAATTTTTCTAAATTATTACAGTATTTTACTGTTAAGGAATCCACACTTGCTAGCCAATATGCTCCTATTTTATATACCCCAGAAAATATGGCTATAATTTCTGCTTTAGCGAAAGTTTTAGAAGCAGAAGGATTTACCAATGAGAGTGTTACCAAAATGGCAAAAGCATATGATGATAACATAAAAAAGCTAATAGAAAAAAAAGAAGGGAAAAAAGCGGAGGATGTAATAAAAGATGCTGCACAAGAGGCAAAAAAAGAAGAGGCGAAGACAAAAACAGAAGAAACTAAAATAGAGGAAAAAAAAGAAGAAGCAAAAGTCGAAGAAAAAAAGACAGGAGATCTTCCTAAGCCAGAGGAAAAAAAAGAAGAAGCAAAAGTCGAAGAAAAAAAGACAGAAGAGACTAAAAAGACAGAAGAGACTAAAGGGGCTGAAGTTAAAACAGCAGAACAAAAATTAGAGGAGAAAAAACCGGAAGAGAAAAAAGATGAAGCCAAAGGAAAAGCGGAAGATGTAAAAACAGGGGACAATAAAGGTAAAAAAGGTAAAGATACAACACCAGCTCTTAGCGAATCAAATAAAGGAATACTAGAAATGCTGGGATTAAAAATGCCGGCTAAAGAAGGAGACAAAAAAGAAGGAGAGGGTGGGGACGAAAAAGATAAAGGAAAAGGAAAAGGTATAACAACAGGAAGTGCCGCAGTAGATAAGAACCTAGAAGAACTAGGATTTACAAAACCAAAAGAAGAGTCTACCGACACAAAAGGAAAGGGAAATACTGGAAATAAATCTAAGACAGAGAAGAAAGAAACTAAGCTGGATGAGAAAGTTTCTACAAATACTGATAAAAAAACTGAAACTTCTACCACTAATACGCCTATAAAAGAAACAACAACACAAAATTTATCTAGTGTAAATACTCCGACTACTGATAAAACTGAGGAAAAGAAGAGCGAGACAAATACATCTTCACCAACTACTACCCAGAATAAAACAGAAGACAAAAAAACGGAGGCATCTTCAGAGGTAAAAACCGAAGGAACACAACAGAACGAAACGGAAAACAAAGAAAAAAGTGAGGGGCAAGATAAAGCTATGAAAGAGCTAGGAGATAACCCC